CAAAGGGTCGCATTATACTAATATATCGTGCATTTATACCTCCCCATTCACAAGTGTCATTATTTAAAATGTAACCGTATTGACAACCACTAAAATCGCAACCACCACTTTGACCGATTCGATACACACCATGTGGGTCCTTGGAATCTTCGGGTTCGCACTCTTCTCCCGTTACATCTTTGATACAGGTGGGTCCAACTTTATCATATCCCACGTTACATGAATTAAGGACACAAACCCCCGCGGCATTGGTTAGATAGTTACCTTGTGGATCCGGTGTGTCCGATGGTGTGCATATGGAACCAGATTGATCTTCGACGCAAGTGGTTCCGAGTATATTGTATCCCGAATTACATGAATCAAATACACAATTCCCTTCGGAATCATATACATACTTACCTTGAGGATCAGAGGTACCAAAAGGAGTACATGGGGCATTGGTACTAAATTCGAAACATTCTTCTCCAACCTTTCTGTGACCTATATCACAAGATTCAAGGATACAATTTCCATCGGCATCAATCACGTGTGTACCATTCTCGTCATCACCATCACATTCATCACCTTCCTTCTTCTGGACTAAGAAGAAATAACCACCACCACCCGCGGCGACTACTATAACGCAGCAACACACGAGCAACAAAAGTACCAGTATCATCTGTTCTATATTAAACCTATATTTTTTTTATGGTGGCCTACAATCTAAAAACTCCTTCATCTGAATATTCTCCTTAATATTCACGATCGTTCTATAAAACGTGCGACGGTTATTTGGATGCGTTTTATCTCTTCTCCTCTTTAGGGGTTTCCACCACATCGGTTCTTCCCAAGTCACATACTTACACTCCACAATGGCACCATCTTCAAACCAGGGTTCATCCTCGATGCGATTGTGTGGAATCTCACTCTCGAAATAGAGCTTCCCCTTTTCCTGTACATATAAGCGCCACGCGGGTATACCCGGCTTAAATCCCGGAGTTTCTCTTGAAGGTTCTCTCTTCATGAGAAAGTCCACTGTGTTCTTCTCTTGTGGTTTCCACTTGAACATCGTCTCGTGAGTGCCGATTCGTATGGGTTCATTTATAGGTGTGAAGACGAGTCCATCAATTTTTTGCTGAACAGTCGGAAGATACTCATCCATAAACTTCGCATAATCTCTCATATGGTGAAACGTCTTACATTTGAGACGATACTTATCTGACTTCATGTAGATGATGGATCTCATGAGACTTCTCGAAGCCTCGAGACGTTCGTTGAGATTTTTGTTCCATACAGAAGTTCCGGCGACGAGAACGGCGTCGTAGACCATAAGTGTACCTTCATAGAGCTCTCCATCAAGGATCGTCCCATCATAGGCACTCTTCTTCAAGTTGATAGGAACCTCAAACATCTGAAAGGCCCGATTTACAAATAGACATTTCTTCTTTCCGTCATACGTGAGTGCCACCAACATATGGCGCTCCCCATCCGTCTTTTCACAAACGAGATAGTCTCCACCCTTTAGGACTGGAAAATGTCTGCGCTCGATCGAAATGGGCTGTGGTCCCGGAAAATAGTCTTTACTTCCCCATACGGAATGTATAAACTCTATGACATATTTGTGAAGCGGGTTGGACATGTTTCAAATTGACTCGTAAACTTTAATTGGTTTTCACACCAGCCGCGTTTAGAATGTTACTGACACATTCGTGTGTATACGTCATCGTCAACTTAGCTGCCGTAAACGCATAAACGCGTACATTTTGTCGAAGAAACTTTTCAAACATCTTTGGGCTAATCTTAGTGTCCTTGTTCTTGGACAGAGTTTTATATACATGTTTTGTATTCATCATCCAGGCTCGAGCGTTGGTTTTTGTAACATTATAAATATTATCGGAGATCTTCTTATCTACTTCTGTATCAAAGTGCATACCCATCTGATTCACAGGTTCGGTTGAACCTTCTTTGACTTTAGCTTTGAAAAGATCCCAATCGACACCCTCTTTGACACCCGGAAACACGAGACAACCCACATGATCATGATTATCGAAGCATTGTGCGATTGTCTCCTCGTCTATACCTATACCGAAGTCTATAAAAATGATACGATCGTGTGATTTCATATATTGTTCAATTATACGCGCCTTTTCAAATGGGTCATCAGTAACATATACTATTTCATTCATAAGACTTTTTACGATGCATTTTATATTGATTCGTAAAATTGTGTGTAATGTCTTCACATGACAGGATTTTGAACGTGTGACGACGATAGTTGCGAAGTTCATATTTTTCACACGAGTCTAAGCCTTAAGCCTATCATTGAGACATCCACTGAACGGCAAATTTCCTACGTGGCCGAGTGTCGTATTCACATCCGCGTAAATCTTACCATCAGCCTGTTGCCAGCGGCGACAAAACGCATAATCTTCGGATAGATAGCGACGATTACCTGGGTCGATCATGCAATCGAAGCATGCGTGGTAATCATCAAAGTCGCGATTCTGGTGATCATTTTTACACCAGAGTTCGGGAAACTTCTCCTCCAAAGTCTTGAAAACGGAACGTTTAATCACCATGAAACCAGTCGGTCCATCGAGAATCTCGATGAATCCATTCTGGATCGGTCGATTCTGCGCTCCGAAATTAATCACAAGACTCGAAGAAAGCATGGACATATCTCTCTCGTCGCCATTTTTCACGGCTTCTGCAGCCTGATCCCACATGACAACCTTTTTGGGATAGCAGGCAACAGAGAGGTCGTGACCAGACTTGACGAGACGGACGACTGCGGCGGGATCAAAGTGAATATCTGCATCGACAAACATGAAATATTCACAGTCTGTCTTCTGCATGAAGCGACCGACCGAAACGTTACGGGCGCGATGTACGAGGGACTCATTTTCTGTGGTATCGAGATATAATTGAATACCTTCTTTCATTAGGAGGAGTTGAAGTTTGATAATACTAGACATGTATTTCTCTAGACAAAGACCCCCATAACACGGTGTCGAGAGAAAGAGTTTTGTCATTATATACAAATACTAACCTTTAAACTCTAAGTGCTTTTTGATAATCACCTCAATCTTGTTTAACGTCGGTACGGAAACCGAACATTTATCACACATCTCCAATTTTGTCACATTTGGACTCAAAACCATATAGATGATCGCAGATGCTACGCTATTGGGTGTTTTGCTCATGAGATTCACACAGTCTTCCGTCAGGTTACAAAGTTTAATACACTGAAGACGTTGTTCCCGAGTCACATTAAACGAATTCAAGAGTCGTTGCATGACATCAAACGCCTTCGTCACATAATTCTTTTCTGTCACACCCATGATCGTGTCTTTGAACATCTGTGTCGTTCGACTGATATCTTTCGACTGAACTCCAAACATATCCGCAATCTCCTTCGTCGTCCTGGGATGCTGGGCAAGTCTACACGCGTAAAGTACGCAGTTCGCCTTGATCCCTAAACGCACCGCACCTCGAGTGAGTTTTTCATCGTTGAATTTGCGGTACAACATCTTCGCCTCTTTTAGAACAACTTCCGGGAGTGTATGACACGCCTCATCGATATCCTTATATGCGTGAAACAACGATCGATCCTTATGGTTCATAGACATGTGAAAGTTAATCTTCGCCATCCGCTTGTTTTCGTACGTCGAACCGCGTTGAGTCGAAATGATCGTCCCCTTACCCCAGTTTTGTGAAAAGAGTTCGGGATTCGCGTTAGGATTTCCGCACCTCGACGGATCATTCACCTTTCCATCATCTGTGACACCACTCGTCCACTCGGCAGTGTCATCAATAAAATACGAGTCTACGAGACCGCATTCGGAACACGTGGGTAATCCTTCTTTACTGAAAAGTTTGATTCCCGAACATTCGCGACATAAATTTATATTCACAGGCTTTTCTTCGTTTTCTTTGTGTAAAAGAGTGTCCAAATCGGACCATATAGCTGCCAGCATTGTTTTTGAATGTGGCAATCTTTTTTAGATTTTCAAAAAACGCGTCACTCACTTAAGCGTCTGACGCGATTTTCAATCGCATCAATCGTTTCCTTGAAACTCTTTCCACCCGAAGTCGTAGGCTCCCATTCATTCCATTCTTTGTCGATAGCCTGATGTCCAGGAGGTAGGGGAATGTCCTGACCCATGAGTTCACTATCAGAAACGACAAACCCTTCGAGGTCAGATTCATCATCGGCACCTTCGTCGTACAAGTCACTGTCATTATCTTCGACATCGATTTCACTGTACATGGCAAATCTGTTCTCTCCGAGGGATTTCATCTCCAAATCCATAAAAGTCGTTCCACTTGGGTAGTGTTCCATCACACTCTCGAATGGAGCGGGTGAATATGTCTCAGTCTCAAGTTCGTATACACAAGCACTCTTGTAAAAAAGTTCAGTGGGGTTGAGATATCTCAGGCCGAGGGTGTTCCCAGTGTTCATCGCGACAATCCCGTACATTTCGTCTTCAACACCATCTTCGTTTACTAATACTTTGACTATATCGTCTTGGTTTATTTCTGAGGGCACAATCATGCTTAGAGTTTTCCCTCAAAAAAAATTCAGGGATAATATCACAGATGAAAGTTAGTATTTATTCGAAGGAGGGGTGTCAGTATTGCGACCACGCGAAAACCTTATGCGAATCGGAAGGTCTCGAACATGAGAAAATTATGGTGGACAAGGAAGAACTTAAACGACTTTGTGGTCCAGGAGCGACAACCTACCCTCAAATATCTATTGACGGACGTCACATCGGAGACTATTTTGAATTTCAAGAATACATCGAAGACGAATACGAACCTATACTCGCACCAACTCTAAACAGGTTCACGGTGTTCCCCCTGAAGTATCCAGAACTTTGGGAACTCTATAAAAAGGCTCAAATGTCCAATTGGACTGCTGAGGAGGTAGATTTGTCGAAAGACCTCGATGATTGGAAAACTCTCAATGATAATGAACAGAAATTCATAAAGTACATCCTGGCGTTTTTCGCTGGATCCGATGGAATCGTATTTGAAAACATCAACAACAACTTTGCTGATGAGGTGCAAATCTCGGAGGCCCGTTCATTCTACGCCTACCAGTCTCACAACGAGATGGTTCATGGTGAGACTTACTCCAAGTTGATTGACAAATACATCAAAGATGGTGCGGAAAAGAAGCAGCTTTTCGAGGCTATTCAAACCGTGCCATGCATAGAGAAAAAGGCAAAATGGGCTATGAAATGGTTCGACAAGTCCCGTCCATTCGCGGAACGCCTCTTCGCGTTCGCTTGTGTCGAGGGTATCTTCTTTTCTGGAAGTTTTTGTGCCATCTATTGGCTAAAGAAAAGGGGACTCATGCCTGGTCTCTGTTTCAGCAACGAACTCATCTCCCGAGATGAGGGACTTCATCAGGAGTTTGCGGTTGAGTTGTTCAAATTGTTTCGCAATAAACCCTCGACTGAAACGCTACACACTATCATTAAAGAAGCCGTCGAGATTGAGAAGGGGTTCATCCTCGATGCACTCCCGTGCAATCTCATCGGTATGAACTCAGACAAGATGTCCGAGTACATCGAATACGTATCTGATCGCCTTTTGAAACAGATTGGGCAGCCGCCGATTTGGGGTTCCAAGAATCCTTTTGATTTCATGGAAAACATCTCCCTCGATGGCAAGACAAACTTTTTCGAAAAACGGGTAGGGGATTACGGAAAAATGGACGACACCTCTGACGAAATTGGTTTCGACGAAGATTTCTAATACAAGATACCGTCCGAGTCGACAGACATGGGTGCGAGATTGCGACCACTATCGACGAGTTCAATCTGACCTTCCGCAAATCCTGGCTTGGGGTCGGGAACGTCGGCCATCTGAACGGGTGGTTCAACGACGATCTTCTCACCCTTGACGACCACCTTCTTCTCACCACACCCACACCCCTTCTTTTCCTTACGCTCCTTCTTTATGTTCATCATACCCCACACGACCAAGATGAACACGAGAGTGTGTACGAGGAGACCCATCGTCGAGGGGCACCCCGTGGGAGTGGCGATCCTGGGTCCCAGGACTCGCCTGACGAGACGGAAAGTCTCGGGGTTCGCGACTATAAAAAAGGTAAGACCCGAGATGACGGAAATAATAAACTTCTCCTCCTGCTTCTTACCGTTGCATCCACAACCGCAGTCTTTAAAAAGACCCATGATTACTTTTGATATATGTCAACAAAAAAACTTACTTAAAGTCGAGCGGCCTAAGATAGATATAACCAACAAACAATGTCGCTCACTATCCAACGCTCCTCCGACTTCTCCCCTGCCTCTGTGCAGTTTTCGAAACTTCGTAAGAATAAGAATGGCGGTAAGGCCGTCTATCTGAACGCCGGCGACAACAAGAAGCTCTACATTCAGTTCCCCTTCATGCGCTCTCCTTACGGTCTGAGTGCTTTCACTGATGAGGGCACTGGTCGCACCTCCTACTCTCTCGACCTTTCCTTTGACCCCGATAATGAAGAAGCGATGGCCCTTCACAACAAGCTCAAGGAACTCGATGATATCATCGTGAACACCGTCGCGGCCAACTCCAAGGAGTGGCTCGGTAAGGAGTTCAACGTCGCCGTCCTCAAGGAGGCGCTCTACAAGCCCATGGTCCGCCCCGGTAAGGAGCAGTACCCTTCCACTATCAAGCTTAAGATTCTCACCAAGCCCGATGGTACTTTTGTCCCCGAGGCGTACTCGATGCAGAAGCAGCCGGTCACTCTCGACACGATCGAGAAGGGTCAGAAGTGTATGGCCATCGTCGATCTCAACCAGATTTGGTTCATCGACAACAAGTTCGGTGTGACTATCCGTCTCCAACAGACTCTCCTCGAACAGTCTGCCAAGCTTCCCTCTTTCGCGTTCCAAGGTGTTGACCTTCCCGACGAGGAGGAGGTTGATGTCGAGGATGAGGATGAGATTGAGGAGGTTGATGACCAGTAATTTCCGAGTCCCAAGTCCTACGGACTTGATTTATTTCCCCCTATTCGTAAGTTGAAACAATCTTCTTACGAATATAATAATGAACGCTCAGGTGAAGAAGCTTCTCAGGGGTAAGAAGGCGTGTGATCCCGCGTCTCATCTCTGGTTGAAGAAGAAAAATGGAACCATGACCAAAGGTGCTGTGAAAATTGGTGAAGGTCAATATGGTAAGGTGTATCGTGGATGTATAGATGATGGATGTGAAAAATACGTCGTCTACAAAGAAATTAGAACGCCTTCGCTGAGTGAGAAGACCAATAATCTGCCGTTGGCAGGATTTAAAAAAGCGCTCGATGAGATGAATCCACAGATGGAATTTACCATCGCAAAAAAGTTGGAAGGATTTGGGGTTCCCAAGATGTACCTCTACAAGACTTGTGATAAGAAGGATGTTCTTTATAGTGAATACGTGAAGGGTAAGGAGCTGGGGGAATGGATGAGATTTCAACCCACTCTACTTGCCATGAAATCCGTTATGTTACAGGTCATCTATAACCTGTATCGCATCCAAAAGAAGTATCCGGGTTTCCGTCATCACGATCTTCATCTTGGAAATATCCTCGTTCGACCAGTTCCTGTGAAGGATATTAAATTCATGGGGCATACCATTTCTAATGCGGGGTTTGAAGCTGTCATCATTGATTTTGGATTTTCTGTATTCCCACGGATTAAGAATCCTCTCGTCAACGCCAGCAATTACAAGAACATCGGCATCTCGAGAAAGTCTGACAAACACTATGATTTACACCTTTTCCTGAACTCCATCCATAACCTGGTTCGTCAACCACGGACACGGACGGAACGTGTGGTGAAGACGTTCATCGAAAACCTGTTACCCAAAGAGTATCTCGTGAGTAGGTCGAATACTGTCAAGAACTATAGGCTGAGAGGTAACAAATCTGTCAATATTAGCTTTGAGGAGGTTTTATCGAAACCTTTCTTTACGGGTGAGAAGACGTCAGTTGCCATTCCTCTTTCCAAGCCTAAACCCATCATCAAAATTCAGGCTCCTAAACCAAAAACACCCGTAAACAAAGAAACTGCCAAAGCGCGTGCGGTTGCCATCCTAAAGGCTGGGAAAGCCGCGCCCAAAAAACGCCCCGGTGTCGTTAGAGCACGACCTTGAAGACCCGCTTCGTACCCTCGTCAACTTGAGAGAGTACCTTAAACTTTGGAGACTTTACGAGTTTTTCACCACTCTTAGTAACGAACGATTTCATCCGTTCAACTTCACCACGGGGCATCTTCCTGGTGTATTTGAGCGTGACTTTCTTGTTTCCGATGGACAGCGCAGTCGACGACATTTTAATATTTACCTATAATAAAATGCTCGCCTTCGCCATTCTCGCGATTATCGATATCATGATTCTTCTCCAGACTGGTAAGAAAGCCCCTAAGGGAGAGGGTGGTAAAGGTTGGACTGTTTTCGGGACCATGGGTTGTGGCTGGACTCGAAAGCAGTTAGACTACATGAAAAAGAATGGTAAGGAACACACCTTTGTCGACTGCGACAAGGAGGGGTGCAAAGGCATGAAAGCCTTCCCTACCCTAAAGCATCCCAACGGTGAGACGACTGTCGGGTACAAGGAGGTTTAGAGACCACGGACAACCTGGAGGGAGAGGGAAAGGATGAACGCGTCCAAAAGAGTGTTGATGGGCTTCAGCACGGTGATGTGCTTCACGAGGGATCGGTTCCATACGAGACGAAGGAGGAACGTGCTGATGAGCACGGTGAGCACGAAGATGAGCATCTCCGTGAGGGCGTCCGACTTGGTCTCAGCTTTGGTAACTTCCTGAATCATTTGTTATGTACCGACATTTTTTTCTCAAGTGAATCTATATGAAAGGACCACCCCCGAGTGGATCTGAAAGTAAGTTTACGAATCGGAGGTGGGGTTCACAAAAGGGTATCGGGAACAACAACTGCTACGCATATGCGGTTGGGGATTACGAGGCGTATAGGTGGCAAAAGTCCATTCCAGGTGATCGGTCAGGACTTTCAAATGGAAACCACACGTACACACATTGTACAGGTCTCCCTAACCGCGTCGTATCGGATAACCCCAAGAAGGTGTACAGGGCCAAAGCGAATGAAAAGTGTAAGAAGGGGTATTATAAGGTCATGATGTTCGTGTCTCCTGGTCGACCCACGAACTACATTCGTCAAGGTGACTTTCATTTTTACAAACAACACAGTGTGGTCGAGTACAAGATCAAACCTGGTGACACCGTGGTCTCTGTAGCTAAATTCTTCAAGGTTCCTGAGTCTCGCGTAAAGCGGGGTGGTACATTCAAGGTCGGTAAACGTATCGTATTCAAAGCTAATGTCTTCAGTCACAAACGTGGGTGGGCGACTGGACCCCTCCTCGTGGATGCGAAGGGGAAAGCTATTGTGGATCCCCGAAAAGCTTCGAGAAACTACCCCGGCCTGAATTACGAAACATATTGCAGCTCATTCTGCGTCAAGAACCGTGGGATCAAAGTCGGTAAGACTCACCCCAAGGTCGGCAAGAATACTGTCTAGGTCTGGTTGATCCTCAACATCGAAGGTGATGTCAAAGAGGTCGAGTACGTCAAAAATTGATTCTTCGTTCAAGGACACAGAGTTCGAAGCTGCTGTGTAATTGTTTTGAATCGTGACGACAATCTTAAATTGGGAAGCGTCAAACACCTTTCTACATGTGGGGCATGTATTCTTACCTTGTTCTTTCCATCTCTGTAGACAGTGGGAATGAAACATATGTCCACATCGAATCGGAGGATTTGTCCTCGTCGATTTGACTTCATTGAGACATATGGCACATGTCGACATTCTATAGGATGGTTTTAAAGTTTTTTCGGTGATTTCGCTCACTTAATAGATATCGGGCATCTTGAGCATGGGCACATTGCAGTTGTTGCAGTCAGCCTTTCCTTGCTGCTCCTGCACCTTGGACATGAGCTGGGGACCCTGCTTTTGGAGAAGTTGGCGATACGAGTAGTTATCTTCGAACGTGATGCCATTCTGCTTCATGATGTAGTTGTTGAAGAGTTGCGCTGAGGAGTTCATGGTGAAGCACCGACCATCGGCCATACCAAGTCGCTGAGACATTTTGTTAATATTACATCAGAAATTAATTCGTCTATTGGTAATCGTCTGCATCCAAGACTCGAACCCCCTCTCTCTAAGTTTTTCGACGAATGGATCACATTTATATCCGAGATAAATGTCAAACACGTCCGTCTCCTCTGTCCTCGACACCCGAATGTCAGGTCTCTCGTTGATGTGCTGGTTGATGATGTTATAGGCAAAAGCAATCTCTTTGAGAGTCTCGGCACCGGTGATGATAATTTTACCTGTACTGAAGATACTACATGTAATCTCTTTCATGTCATGTGCGGGTTTAAACTTAATCTTTACGGCCGAATATCTGTCGGGCTCGAAGGAGACTTTGAAAATGTCTGAATACGCCTCAAACCAATCAGCCACTTTCATGAGGTTGACGTTATAGTTGAGACTGAAATTTGAGTTGATCATGACAACCCTGAAAGCATCCGAGGAGACACTGATGTCGAGTCCTAAAAAGTTTTTGAAAATCTGGACAAGTTGGGTGATGATACGTTTACAGTCAAAGAGATCACAACACCCCGCAACCTGGATCGAACCGTTGGGGAACACCTTGACAGACTTGGTACTGTAGGTGTCATGGTACGTGAGGGTCACCTGATTGTAGAACGTCGTCGGTTTCAATTTCCATTCAAAACCATCCACCTTCATACCTTGGCGTCGCATTCTGTACGACCCGACACGTTCAAACGCTTCACGAAGCTTTTTAATATCAATCGACTGTGCAAAACTCGAAACCATCGTGATCGTCGTGATCTTTATCCATGAGGGTCTCGTTTCTTCTGGTAAAGCTTTACGTATGTCATCGAGTGTGAGAAGATATGAAAAGCTGTTGTTCGCGATTGAAGAGAACATTTTAAGACATGGTTTTATATATCAAATGGGACGAACTTAGGTGTTTAAAGAAAACAAACAAGTCATAATTAGATGTCATCATTCGTTAAGTCGGCAAAGTATATTCATGATGTAGAATCCGATCTTTCATACGTCGAAATCGTTTATGATCGGTACACGAGAGGAAAAGGGTATGATACATTCACCGATTATATCAATACCAAACCCCTGGGAGACTGGACACACATTCAGTCCACGAAGCGTTCAATCCCGTATGAAAAGTTTCTCGACACGATGGTAAAAAAGACGGTCGAAGCTCTACAGCGGATAAACGAACTTACCCTTGAGACAATCATGTCCTATGAACGACCCGAAAAAACGTACGTTCGAATTGCTCACGCTATAAAAATAATCGATCCAACGTTCCAACCACCCTATGTAAACGTAGAGAGTGCTTGGCAGATGGAGTTTCTCGTAAAGTTGTGTAAAAAGTATGTTCCGCAGGCGATTCAAGAATGTACCGACGAATCCAGACTTACGTACCTTTTCAACGTCTTGCGTATAATAGAGCTAGAATAATGATGAGAGTCACCAGAGCTATCCAAAAATAAGGGATGCTCTTGTTCGAGACACCGACCGTCACAACCTTTTTCAACCCCTGATTCGTAAACCCATAGTCGATATTGCGCTTGGGTCGAATAACCTTATTAATGCGACAGGGCTTCTTCTCATCGGCACAAAGGCCCGTAGTACAGAAAACACTTTTCCTATCGGCTGGAAGTCCAGTCCCTTTCTTCACTTCGACGAAGTCACTAAAATCACCAGTCTGTCGCACACCCCCTGGAAGGGAAAAGTCGTGTTCGACAAATGGGTTGACATCATTGATAGCATCGTCATCGTTAAGCATAAACTTGCTCATCGTTATTACTACTTCAGATTATATTTTTTGTCCTTCATTTTAAATCGATGTTCATCCCACATTTTATCTAGATCCACATTCAACATGTGTGCCAATTGAAAGAGGTAACTGAAGACATCTCCCATTTCCATCATGACATCCGTGCCACGCTCCTTCTTGAGATTCGTTTTTTTATACGTCTTTTTGTACTGCCGAATCGCCGACGCGAGTTCTCCAAATTCTTCGGTGAGCAGTAGCCACACGGTATCTACGGCAGCACGATCCCAACCCTTCATCTTACAAACTTTTTCCGTTTCATTCTTGTAATAATTTAGACTCATGACTTATATTCTTTTGGTCTCCAATCTTTAATTGATACCAATCTTGTCATTGAAGTCAATCTTCTTTCCCACGGTACTGGTATTCACGGGCTGGTCCAGGGGGACGCTGATCGTGTCGATGTCCCGATTATACGCCATGTATTGAGACACACCAGTTTGGATCTGACTCAGCGCAGTCTCGATGACACGGGTGTTGATCTCCTTGACTTGCTCGTTTACGCGGTTGTAATGATCACCGGAGTTGTTGATGAATACCATCCGCATGATACCATAGAGGTCATCGGGGTTTTGATAGTCGATGGCGATACCAGTCTTGTTCTTGAACGCCTGGCGGATACCCCTCTGGAGAAGATTCTTGTTGAAATCCGAAAAAAAGAGTGTATTCAGAGGAGTCTCACATTCCTGGATACTTTCGAGGTGACTCATTTAATATACTCGCCGAAAAAAATTATATGTAAATAGTAAATGGTGAACTTTGCTGACTTTAACGAAGTCTATGCCACCAAGCCCCCAACATTCGAGGAAATTCCGTGCAAACCCCCAGCCTGCTTCGTCGGTTCGTATGCCCCTGTCACCAAGGCTGGTGAGGAAGGTCCCTTTTACGTAAACACATACCTCCTCCAACCCAACCGCAAGTTTGAGACTTTCGGAACTGTTCCCGTGAGGAGCGAGGATTTTGAGAAGTGCAAGAAGTAAGTTAAAAATAAAACGGGAAGTGTAGATATATGAGGGTCATTAAACGCTCAGGTCGTATTGAGGATATGAAGTTTGACAACGTCACCAATAGGATCAAGAACTTAACATACGGACTCTCCGACAAATGCGACTCTTCGAAGATTGCGCAACAGGTGTTTTCATCGATGTACGATAACATCACAACACAGGAAATAGACACCCTCTCCGCTGAAATCTGTGTTGGTATGATCACGTCCGACCCCGACTATGAAATTCTCGCTACCCGAATCGTGGCGAGTAACATCCAGAAGGTGTGCCCCAACAACTTTCACCTCGCGATGCGTAAACTTCAAAAAGCTGGTGTGATCACAGATGAAGTTGTCGAAGTCGCGCAACAAGTCAAGGAGCACATCAAGACGGACCGCGACTTTGAATTCGGCTACTTTGGTCTCAAGACGCTCGAGAAGAGTTACCTCCAACGTGTCGACGGTAAACTCATCGAGACACCGCAGTACATGTTCATGCGCGTCGCGATCGGTATTCATGGGAAGGATATCCCG